CATGAAGAAGACACTGCAGGGGCTTGTTAAGAACGGTGTGGTGACTCCTGACCAGAAGATGGATCAGGCTACACAGGACCAGATTGGGCTGGCACTACTAAAGGAAGCTGGCTACGACAACTGGAAGGCTGGAAAGCTTTCGGATAACGCCTTTGCCGATCGTCTGGCTGACATCTGGGCCAGCCTGCCGGTCAAAGGTAACAAGTCGAAGTACGAAGCAGACGGAGTTAACAAAGCGAGGGTAACCCGAGGGGAGGTCCTTGGGCTGCTTGAGCAACTGAAGTAGCCTTCCGACAGAACAAAAGAAAGAACCCGGGATTCAAAACCCCGGGTTTCTTTTTAACTCAGTATGTAGATCGTTGCGAAGAGGCTAACGAATACGACGCAGACGATAGCCCCTACGATGTAGTCTATAACTTCATCGGTCATCGCCACTCCCTCCGATAACCCCTCGCTCCATCCGGCTGGCAAGCTTGGAGAGGTTAGCCTCGGCTACCTCTTCGAGACTCCAGCCGATATCCCTTGCAAGGGCTGCGATGTACCACAGAACGTCTCCGAGCTCCTTCGCAAGGGCATCCTGCCACTCCGGGTCAGTGAAGTCTCCTTCGTAATCCCGGAGGCGCTTGCCGACCTTCTCGGAGACTTCCCCTGCCTCTCCTGCAAGCTTCAGGGAAGGGTACAGGATTGAGAAGGCAGGGTCATAGATCGCACTCTCGATGGCGAGGTCTTGGTACTCGTCCAGAGTCATACCGATTTCGTCAGTCTCACCGTAGTACTCGGTCATTTTCCCTCCAGTTCATCGATCTTCTTTTGTAGGTAGACTCTCGCCTTGTAGAGGTCTTCCAACCCGTTCTTCTGGTCGTAGCGCATGACGTACTTAATCACGCTGCCCATCCAGAAGGGGAGGTCGTTCTCCATGCAGAAGGTAAGGGGCTCGATTTTCCACCGCTTGTAGTAGCTAGGGTCGAGGGAGGAAGGAGCCTTTGTGGGCTCCTCCTTCGTAATGTGAACGTGGTTCTTCCAGTCGAAAGGGATACGGACGTCCTCGGCTTTAAAACTCACTGGTAGATCTTCTCCAGTCCGATCTTCTTCAAGAGGGCCTTCGTCTTACTAATCGGGACCGACAGGGAGATGTCGACACCACGCATGCCTCCCGTAAGCGTACCGATGATCTCACCTTCGTCGTTGTAGATTGCCCCACCGGAGCTGCCACCCATCGTAGAGGCTGAATGCTGGAACAGAGGAATCTTGTGGCCACTACCGAAGTCGAGGTTCCTCTGGGGAGCAGAAATGATGCCGGTGGTGACGGAGTTATCGAACAGGATGCCCGGGTTACCGACAGCGAAGACAGGCTTACCGCGCTTGTATTGGTACGAATCCTTCGCCAGAGGGGCTGCCATCATCGGCTTCCAGTCCGTATCAACGACCTGAAGGATGGCGACATCAGTCGCTGCATCGTAGCCACGGATGACTGCAGAGTACTTCTGCTCCGAAACGATCGAGTCCTCACCGTACTTCCACACCGAGATGAACATCGGGGTCTTCTCGACGACCTTCCGGACGTGGACGTCCCCGGTCTTCTCGTCGACTTCCCGCTTCTCGACCTCCCGGATGTTACCAGTCGTGCAGTGGTGAGCGGTCAGTACAAGCCGTTCTTTAACATCGATTACCGTACCAGAACAGATCTCGGAGACGATGACGTTCGTCTTCTCGATCTGCTCGTTCATCTTGTCGATGTCCCAGGCGTTAGCTGGAAGTGCAAGCAGAAACAGGCTCGCAACCGCAGCGGAGAGACTTTGCAATACGGAGTTGGTCATCTAAATACCTTGTTTGATAAAGGAGAGTTCTAATCCGTGACTCGCGGTGGTAAACACTCCCCATCGCGAGTCTTACTTGTGCTTCCAGTTCTTCTACTTTGGCTTCTAAGTAGGATACGTAGGTGTCACTCATTCCACCTCAAGCCGCATAATTCACAGGTGCACTGCGTCCAATAGGACGGATCACGGCCAGTAAGAATATTGCCTTCATCACCTCGGCCTACTTTCTTGACTGAGGGATGACTGCACTTGTTTTGGATGTCAGCTTTCTTTTGCTCGAGAGCTTCAATCTGTTTCTCGATTTCAAGGATAATACTCATTCGCAGGTTTTCTTGCCGGTCTCAGGATCGTAGAAGCAGGCTGCTCCTTCACCTTCTTCCGGGGCTGCGACTAGAATCCCGGATCGCTTTCCAGCTGCACGGAAGGTAGTGCACCCTTTCGCTCCACCCTTCCAGGCCTTCCAGTAGACGTCTTTGAACTCGTCAAAGGAGACGAGGTCACCGACGTTGCAGGTCTTCGAGACAGCGGAGTCCATGTATCTACTGGCGACAAGGAGGACATCAAGGTGCTCATTTACCGTACACTGGCCAGCTGTCTTTCCACGTACTCCGAAGACCCGTACACCGTAGTCATCCACACGCTCAACTCGGGGTCCTTCATAAGTCTGGATAGTTCGATCAAAACCATAGGAAAAGACGGGTTCAATTCCCGAACTGATATTGTCTGCGACAAGGGAAATAGTTCCAGTTGGTGCGATGGAGGTAAGGTGGGAGTTTCTGATTCCATGTTCGGCAATAAGCTGCTGGACATCTACAGCTAGGCCTTTCACAAATTGACTGGCGAGGTAGGCAGTTTTGTCAAAGAGAGGGAATGGACCCTTTTCCTTCGCAAGCAAAGCAGAAGCTTTGTAGACCTCGTTTGTGAATTCGCAAAGAAGCTCTTCGAGGAATTGACAGAACTCAGGACTGCCGTAGGTGTAGCCTAGGGCTTCCAGAGCATTAGCTACCCCGGTGACACCGAGACCCATCCTGCGCTTAGACTTTGCCTCTTCGTACTGCTCGGTGAGCGGGTACAGAGCCCTGTCTACGATGTTGTCCATCGCACGGACAACGACGGGGATGTCCTTGTAGAACATATCCCAGTCGAAGAAGAATTCTTCGTTGTTGTCGAGGGAGACGTACTTCGTCAGATTGAAGCTACCGAGGAGACACGCACCGTTGGGAGGCAGAGGCTGCTCCGCACAGGGGTTAGTCGCTGCGATAGATTCACAGTAGTAGAGATTGTTGTATTCGTTGATGCGATCGATGAACAGCACCCCAGGCTCAGCCCAGTCCCAGGTACTACGCATGATCTCGTTCCAGAGGTTTCGAGCGTTGATCGTCCGGTACTTCTGGCCCTCGAAGACGAGGTCAAACCCAGCGTTTGCTTCAACAGCCTCCATGAAGTCGTCAGTGACAGCCACGGAGATGTTGAAGTTCGTCAGGTTGTTCGAGTTCTGCTTTGCTCGGATGAACTCTTCGATATCAGGATGGTCGACCCTCAGCACACCCATCTGAGCACCGCGTCGGTGTCCTGCCGATGCCACCGTTGAACAGACGGCATCGAAGATCCGCATGAAGGACACGGGACCTGAGGCGGGGCTCCCAGTCTTGCTGATGAGGTCACCACGGGGGCGGATAGTGGAGAAGTCATAGCCAATACCTCCTCCAAGCCGCATTGTTTCCGCAGCGACTCCTGCGACGGCCATGATGCCTCCCATCGAGTCAGGGATCGTGGGGGAGACGAAGCAGTTGTACGGGGTGACTTGTCGGGCTGCACCCATGGCTGCCTGGACTCGACCGGCAGGAAGAAATCGCATATCGAGTAGAGTATCGCGGAAAGCATGGTAGTGGTCATCAGTGTCCTTCAGCGCATCAGCGATACGGGAGCACTTCTGGGAGAAGGACTCACCGGGCTGACGGTACTTCATTTCGTCGAGTTCGATCGAGATCGGGAGGGTAGGGCCGTTAGTCAAATAGTGTACCTCTTGTAAAACAGGATTAGCCGTTCAAATTTATCTGGATCAACCCATCGGTGAAAACGAGAATGGCTATGACCGTTGTGAACAAATGAGTGAGCATACCCAGTAGGCAGAAGCTCGTAGGTCCATGTGTCGTTGCCAGTTACTCGTTTCAAACTAGAGCACCAGTTTTTAACTGTTTGCTCGGTGACTTTAGTCATTAGCTACGCTTAGGCTGCTTCTTGCGATTTGCTGTCTTGGAGATAATTCGTGTACGGGAGCCAGCTAACGAGCCCTTCCTGGGGGCATTCTGGTGGTCGACTTCTTTGCCTTCGAGCGCTGCCTTGCCGTGCTTCTTCTCTGCGGCCTTTCGGTCTCGGTTCCTTTCGGCCCTTCGCTTCTTCTGCTCAGGCGTGCTGTGATATTCGTCGTACTCTTTTCGGTAGTTGCGTGCTTTAGCCATTAGACAGGCTCCTGCTCAGGGAAGGTTAGACCGAACTCGAAGTACAAGAACACGAGGATGTCTTCGGGAGTAACCCCTCCGAGCTCCAGGATCTCTTCGAGGGTGTAGGTTTCGAGAAGACGTTGGATACGTTCTCGAAGAAACAGTTCGTTACGTTCCATAGGTTTTCTTTATCTGATCCATAGAGATGAAGCGGGGATCGTACTGACCTTTGTCTACGTTTTCCTTGAAGACGACTCCTCGCCACCACAGTCGGTTGACTTCTCCTGCCCAGTCAGACTCGTAGTCCTGATAAACTCCTGCAAGACATCCCATGATCTTTCGACCCGAAGTATCTGTACGAATACAGAGATCAGCGAGATGACTATGACCGGCAGTACAACTAGTAAAGCGTTTGGATACGAGTGCATATGCAGGATGCTCCCCACCAACGGGGCGACCCATAAGACCAGAAACATGG